TCACCCTTTGGTGATAATCAGTTCGCGAGCGGGAGTCACTGCCCCGCTGCGGCGATAGTTGAGGGTGACCTCCTGGAGGGTGAACCCGGCGAAGATTTCGCGGATCTCCGGGGTGTCGTTGATGGAGAGGATAAACGCCCCCTGAAGGGCAGCTAAGACGTCCCTCAAGCGCCCGAAATCGGCCTCTGAGAATAGGTCCTTTCCATAGTCGTCGGTGCAGCCCCAATAGGGCGGGTCGCAATAGAACAGCGCGCCAGGCCGATCATATTGCCGAATCATCTGCTCAAAAGGTCGGCACTCGATGATGACCCCGCTCAGGCGCTCGTGCACGTCCTCCAGCATCGCCCCCAGCTTCGTCAGATCGAACCGCGCGCCATTGGTGTAGCTGACGCCGAAGGTGCGCCGGTCGACCTCGCCGCCGAAAGCCAGGCGCTGCAGATAGAGGAACCGGGCAGCTCGCTCCAGATCGGTCATCGTTTCTGGATCGACCTTCATCAGCCGCTCGAACTCGGCGCGGCTGCTGAGCTGCCATTTCAACGTGTCCATGAACTGCGGATAATGCCGCTGCAGGATCCGGAAGAGGTTGGCGACGTCGCGGCTGCGATCGTTGATGACCTCGCACACCGGACGATGCTTGCGGCGGAAGAACACGCCACCCATGCCGACAAAGGGCTCGGCATAGAGCTTGTGATCCATCCGGCTGATCATTTCCACCAGTCGGCCGGACAGGGCACGCTTGCCGCCGACCCAAGGAGCGACGGGCTTCACCGGACGGACCGGCGTCAAAAGACTCGACTCTTTCATTTCTCACATCTCATAAGGCCCCTGCCGGTGCGCCGGTGGAGGGGATCAACGGGCCGCTGCAGCGGCCTTGAGATGCGCGGTCACTTCGCGCGGCTGCGGGGCGTTGCCGCGCCCCTTGGCCTCCCTCCTGTCAGGAAGTCGGCCAGGTCTGCGATTCCATGTCGATCGGCGATTCCGGTTCGCCGGTGCGAATAAAGAACTCCTCGGCCTGGACGACTTTGAACTCGCCGTCGCTGAAGAGCTTTCGTGCAGCCTGAGCATACTGAGGCGCATCAGCCGGTGCTCGCAGCGCCTTGATTACCGCCTCTTTGTCGAGTTCTTCCTTGGTGCGGATGAACCCGCGCGCGCCTTTCCACCTTAGACCCTTCAGCCATGCGAGCGCGGCCTCGGCGTTCATGCCCTTGGGCAGCTTAAGCTTGGGCATGCCGGTGCGCTCGCCGAGCGTGACGGGACCGAGCTCGATCGAGCGGCGCTTGCCCTTAGTCAGCTCGGCCGAGTTGGCAGCCCACCAGGCGCGCAGGCCCGTGAAGGCGTGCTGAAGATGCGGCTCGATGTTCTCCATCCTTCGCGCATGATCCGCCTTGGCCTTGGCGATCTGGTCGTCGAGCAGCTGCTGCGACCAGCTCGCGGTGCGCTCCGCTTCCACATAAAGCTGAGCCAGCGCGATCGCCTCGCCTCTGGTCTGCGGTGCCTCGACGGCGGCCGCCTTCCTGCGCTTGGCCATCAGATCGACCCTCCGAGGTCATCATCGGGCGCAATCGGCCAGCCCGCGCCCTCCATGTCCAGGTCGCGCAGCTGCTGCCGATAATGCGCCCAGTTGGCCTTGAGCGACGGGTCATCGGCCAGCGTGTCGGCAAGCTGGGTCCAGTCGCTGGCCGCGAGCAGGCGATCGCGCTGGGCGCGGCGCGCGGCGAGCCGCTCCTCGGCCGAGCGCACCTGGTCGACCGCGACGGGCTTGCCGCCGCGCGCGATGATCTGCCTGCCCTTGGCGACCTCGGCCATGAGCCGGGCGTGATCGGCATCGCTGATCGGCACCGCGTCATCGGGAATTTTGCAGGCCGGGTTGGGGATCGTCTGGGGCCGCTTGCCCGCCTTGCGCTCGCGCGCAGTCTGCGGCTTCTCGATCTCGAAAGCACCGTGGATCGCCTCGTCGAAGAACGATCCGGTCGAAGGGCTGAAGAACTTGCTCATGGGGTTGCTCCTTAGAAACCGATGGCGAAGACGACGCCGATCGTGCCCTCGTCGCGCGCGCTGAAGACCGTCACGGTGCTGGCCGACCGGTTCGAGACGAACGGGTCGTTGTCCTGGGCGTTGGTCAGCGCAGCGCCACCCGAGAAGGTCGCGAAGACGCACTGGCTGGGGAAGGTCGTCGGCAGCGTGACATTGGTCGATCCGTTGGCGCTGACCGATGCGGTGACCCACTGCATGATCACGCCGCCGAGCAGCGTGATATAGCCGCTCGCCGCCAGCGACTTGCCGCCGATGCCGCCTGCCAGCGCCAGCGGGGTGACGGCCTTGGTATCGTCTGTGCCGGCGGCGACCTCTGCCGCGCTTGCCTTAGGGACCGTGATGACGCGATTGGTGGTCAGGTCGCCGCCGCCCGTCGCCAGCCCAGCGCCGGTAACCGTGAGAGTCGTCGGCACTGCGCCGTCGCCATCGCCGACCACGCCCGCGATCATAGCCACGATCGCGTCGCGCAGCTGGTCATAGTTCCCCTTCTCAAGATCGATGCCGGCGTCCTCGATCACCTTGGCGACATTTTCCTGCATGTCGTTCAGCCAGGCCGCACCGAGCCGCGTGGCCTGCTGGCCGATCGCCGGGTTGCCCTCCTGAAACAGGCCGGCAACGGCCCCTGATGTGTCAATCCTGTGCATCTTGATGTCTCCTCAAACGGCAGGGCCAGGGTTGGTGAAGTCGATCCAGAAGGCGGCGTCCGGCTCGATCTGATAGGCAAACAGCGCCGCAGTGTGCGCGGGCGCGGCGCGGCGGATGGCGCATTCGATGTCGATCGCGCCGAAGCCGCGAAGCCTGCCGCCGACCTCGTCGCCCACCTTCAGATAAGCGAAGAAGTCGGCGCTGGTCGGCAGGTCACCCTCGAACGGCTCGACATTGACCGTCCATCCGTGCGGTTGCCTGGCCGCGAACATCAACGACCAGCGTGGCCTTGCCGCCGACCTGGACCTTGTCTGCGCTGGCGCTCGGGGAGCCGGGCACCTTGGCGCGGGGCATCGCTGCGCGCGGCGAGATCGGCTTGCTCATGTTGTCGAGCCAACTGCCCGGCTTTGGCCTCGACGCGGGGCGACGACGCGGCGTCCCATTCTGCCGCGCATCAAGCTCCTGGAGCCCGCGAACGGCGGCGGCCCGATCCTCCGACGAGCTAAACCACCCGTCGCGGATATTCTCGAGCTGCTTGCGCTGCACGTCCGCTTGCCAGCGCGACCAGGCGGATGCTGCCCTGCCGATGAACGCAATGATGGTGCCGAGGACGCTGACGATAGCCTGCATGCCATCGGCGACCGCCTGCCAGTCGGTCTCGGTGACGAACTTGTAGCCCCAGTCAAAGGCGCGTTCGAGCTTGTCGCCAATACGCTCAGCCCAGGCTTGCAGCCTGCCGTCGGACGCCATGGTCTCGACGCGGGCGAGGATTTCCTCGAGCCGCCCCTTGACCTTGTCGAACACGCCTGCGTCGGCAACGGCCAGCTGGAACTGCGTCCATTTGTCCTTTAGGTTGGACAGAAGCCCGAAGAACGTTCGGCTCTGGGCCTTCATGCCACCCCCATAAAGCTGTGACATTTGTTCGAGCACCAAGCCCTTGATTCCGAGAGCCGTCTTCTGCGTTGCCTGCGATATCTCTTTGCCGTTTTTGACGTAGCTCAGCGTGACCTTGTCACCTTCTTGCCGAGCCGTAATGCCGAATTCCTTGAGCCTTTCAAATTCGAAGCGCATGGCGTCGCCTAATGCTTCGACACCCATCTCCAAGGGGACCGCTGTGCCAGAGGTTGCATCGCCTAGTGTCCGAAGCGATCCATCCACTGGATCGATTCCATAGAGTTTCAGCCGCCTAAATGCCTGAGCGACATCCTGAAGCTCATAGGGCGTTTCAGCTGCAAATTTTGAGATCCAAGCCATCGACTTCTTAGCTGCGCCAGACGAGCCCATCAGACCTGTCAGTGCGATTTCGATCTGCTCAAACTCACCCGCCGTCTTGAACATGTCGAACAGCGCAAAGCCGGTAGCACCCGCGCCCGCCGCCGCGCCCCATTTGGCCAGGCCCAGTGCAGCACCGCCGACATACCGCAACAGCCGACCCGCTGCGAAGCCTGCCTTGTCCATGGCTCGGCCGAAAAGGTCGATGCCGTTGGGCCCGGCCGCCCGGTTAGCTGCCACAAGCATGCCGAGCATCTTGGCACGCAGCGCCTGGACTTTGCCGCCTAGCCGATCGACCGACCCACCGGCGCGGTTGACCTTGCGCGCGGCGCGCTCGACGCCATCGCCCATGCGCTGCACACTGTCACGGACGCGGCGCACGGGTGCGCTGATCCGGTCGACCGCTTGCAGCAGAAGGGAGAGCTTGAGCGCCATGCGTCAATCAGCCTTGCCAAAGATGCGGACCGCCTGGGCGGTCCAGAACGCGATATCGTCGAGGTCCATTGCCATCAGCTCGGATGGCTGGAACCGGAAATGCCCTGCGAGGTCGCCTAGCCGGTCGCCCCAGTCTTCGGGCCATCGGGCAAAAAATCGCTGACCACGTCCGAAAGGTCGCCAAAGTCCTCGGCATCGAGCTTCTCGATGACCTCGATCTCCTGGCCGGAGAGCGCGGCGATCAGCGCGATCATCATGCCGACCATCTGGCTGCCATAGCTGTCGACCAGACGCAGGTCCCTGGCAGCGGGGCGACGGAGCTTCAGCTCGGTGATCGACTCGTCGCGGATGCTGCCGTCGCTCTGACGGAACTGGAGGGCGACGGGATGCTTGAGCCGGTGGATCGTCTGCGCGGCCATCAGAGCAGCTCCTCGGCCGGCGGCCCCATCATCACCACGGCGGCCTTGCCGTCGTTGCTGGTGAGCGTCGCGGCTTCGCTCACATAGGCGTTGCGGATGACATAGGTCTGGCCGGTATCGGTCTTGAACGAGACCGTCGCATTGTCGATCGCGCGGATCTGCGCCAGCGATCGGCCCTGCTTCACCAGCAGGCTGCAGTTGAGCTGCGACGGCCGGGGGGTCTCGTTGAAGCTGCCGGCGTCATAATCGCCGATGACCGAATTGCGGGTGACGCCGCCGATATCGAGCGTCGATTGGCCATCGGTCGGCCAGCGTTCGCCGTCAACCGTGATGGTCGCCTGGCCGACGACCTTGTTGGGATTGGACATAGAGCCTCCTTATGAGCGCATGAAAGGGTTTTGAGCGGGCCTTCAGAGCCGGAACTGGACCTGGGCGGCGAAGCTGCGGAACTGGTTGACCAGGTCCGGCGGCACGAGCGCGTTGACGCGGTTCGGATCACTACCGTCGCGCTCGACGATCAGGTCGGCGACGAACTGATCGAGCTGCTCGACCAGGCCCGCTTCCTCCAGCTCGCGGAACAGCGCGACGATCTCGGCCCGGATGATGCTGGGCGTCACGATCGCCTGGCCGCGCGAGAATGCGTTGCCGTCGCTGGCCAGCTTGTGGCGCGGGAACTTTGTGGCGATCCGGATTCGCAGCGCCTGGCGGAAGAACGCCAGCGTGTGAACCGTCTCCATGTCGAGATAGGCGGTGTCGTCCAGCCCGGCCGCGTTGGTCTGCCAGGTCGTGATCGCCCGCTCGATGCGCACTGTGCCGTCCTGGTCCGTCGCATAGGTGGCGATGCCATCGCGCAGCAGCAGCTCGCGCTCGGCGCGGGTGAAGCGCGCCCCCTCCTTGGGGCCAATCACCAGCGGCAGCGCCAGCGTGTGCAGCGGCCGGGCTGGGTCGATATGCGAGTAATAGCCGCAGATCGCGCCATAGCTCGATGCGAACTCCCAGGGCGGGGTCGGGCTGGCACCGGTGCCGATGATGCTGATAAGCTGCGAATTGAGCGCGCCGCCGAACGCCGAGGCCGCAGCCTGGTTGCCGGTCTTGGCGCCATAGGCCATGCTTTCCAACATGCGCACCGGCCCCCAGCGATCATCCAGCTCGGTCTTGGCCGCGCCCAGGATGGTCGCCGTCGCGGTGCCCAGGATGATCGTGCGATAGTTGCTGTCGCCGACAACGGGCCAGACGGTCGCATAATCCGGGTCGCCCGCACCATTGGCCATGGCGACGATCGCCAGCGCGATTCCGGCAGGCAGACCTTCGCCCTGGTAATGGCTGTGGCGGACATCGATGTCGTTGCCGCACGTGCCCTTGTGCCGGGCGGTCAGAGTGACGACCGCCGCGTTGACCGTCGCAGTCACCGGCAAGTCGAGCGCCGCGTTGATCGCCGCGCCGATCGCTGTGGCTGTGTTGTTCGCGCTCAGGCCGCTGGCGACCGTCACAGGCACGCGCTGGCCCGCGATCATCAGCGCGATCGTGCCCGCCGCCGTCGAAGGGCCGGTGACCGTGATCGTGCCGGTCGCGGCGGTACCGGCGTCGAGATCCGCGAGCGGGATGACTGTCAGTTCCGAATAGCGATCCGCCGCCTTGACCATGCGCACCATGCGAGTGAGCATCGATGCGCGACCGAACAGCGCGCTGGCGGCCCCGGCCTCGGCGACCACCACCGGGGCAAGCGCTGCAGCGGTCCCGGCCGCCAGCTTCTGGCCGATGACCAGGATGCGGTTGGGCAGCGCCGGCAGGCCGTTGGTCGCACGGCTCGAATCGAACTCGATATACTGACCGGGGACGCGCAGGCCCACGGGGATGCTGTTGAAGCTGATCGTCATGAAGTGGCTCCTTCAAGGGTAACGGTGTCGGTTGCGTCTGCCGGTTCATCATCGGGCAGCTCGGGGCCGATGCCGCCCAACGGCGGGACGTCCCAATTGGCGTGGAAGGTTTCGAAGCTGGCGAGCTCGCCATCGGCGATCAGCGGCATGATCGGCACGCGGACCTCCCACTCGAACGCAATGAGCGAGATCTTCGCATTGCGCGTTTCGGGAGTGCGGGCGACCAGGGCCAGGCGGCGCGGCCTGATCGGGCCAAGGCCGTCAAGCCCAAGGTCATTGCCTGCCAGCAGGCCGATCGCATCTAGCGCGAGCTGGTAGCTCCCCGGCTTGGCCTCGCCACCGCCGTGGCGCGTTGCCTGCTCGTTGCCGAGATGCTCCGCGCCCATGACCAGGGCGAACCGGGCGAGGCCATAGGTTACGCCCTCATCGTCCTGCTCCATGCTGACCAGGCCGAGAAAGACGCACCAGGCACCCGGCCAGCGCAGAGGCCCCTTCAGGTTCTTCAGATACTCGTCCCATTCGTCGGGATAGGTTTCGAGCGTGCGATAGACATAGCCCAGCCGACCGTCGGCTCCGGCATCGCGCAGCACGTCGATGACGGCGTTCTCGATCGCGGCGATCATGGCCAGCGCCTCGTGCACGGGTCTGTCAACGCTTCGACAAAGGACAGCGCGATCAGCGACACCAGCGCAAGCGGCCAGAATAGCGCGACCATCACGCGGCCGATCGGCTGGTCGTTCATGAGCGGGCCGAAGATGAACCACAGCATGGCGGCAATCACCGCCCAGACCGTGCCGCCCAGGATCAATGCCGCGCTCATCCCTCGATCTCCGGAACCGCGCCGCGCTCATAGTCCTCGGCCAGCGCCAGGATTTCTTCCTCGTCGTCGGCGCTGAGGCCAAGAAACGGACGTGCAGGCATGATGACCTCGCTGACGCGCCGGAAGCCAAGGCCACCGGGCAGCGCAAAGGTCAGATAGTCGCCGTTCTTCGGTCGGATCGTTCCGCCCATCTGGTGGATGCGCGCGTAGATCAGGTTCGTGCCCACCTCGGCTTCGGTCGCCGAGGCGCGATGCGTGATCGAGCTCTTGAGCCTGGCGCTATCGGTCAGCGTCTTGCCGCCCTGTTCGCGGGCGCGGCGCGAAGGCGTCCACTTGCTGCCATCGGGCGCGGTCTCGGTATCGAAGCGCTCGATCGTGCTCGATTCGAGATACAGGCCGATGCCGTCCATCAGGTCGGACAGGTCGCCATTGGCAGCGGCTAGTGCCGCCAGCCTGGCGTCGATCGCGGCCGAGCCGGCGACGCGTGCAGAGATGGAAACGCCAGCCATCAGAAGCTCTTGAGGCTATCGCGGCCGAACGTGTTCGGCTGGCCCGGGAACATGATCGCATCAGGGCGCGGCTCGGCGACTTCCTGCCCGCCATCGAGCACGATCGTGCCAGCGCTGATATCGCTGAGCCGCTTCATCGCGTCCTTGTGGCGATCCTTGACATGCTCCGGCCGGTCGCCGCGCCACAGCTCCTGGAATGCCAGGTCGCAGGCGATATCGCTGAGCAGCTGGTTGCCGGCGAGCAGCGCCACATCCTTGTGACGGCGGGCGACATAGCCGGTGATGATGGCATCGGCCCTGATCAGCGCGGCGTCGACGCGTGCGGCGTCGATCTCGCCGGTGCCTTCCTCGTCGGTTAGCTGGACCAGGTCCCGCGCCTCGAAGCGAGCCTGCATATCGGCAAGGGTCGCAAACAGGGGCACGTGACGGGTCCTTTCGATCGATCAGAGCAAATGCCGGGTGCGTTCTAACGGGCAAGAGCGCACCCGGCTGGAGCGGGCCGCGTCAGGACGCGGCCTTGGCCTCGGACGCCTTGGGCTTTGCAGCCTTCGGCGCGCGACCCGAGGGCTTTTCGGGTTCGGAAGCGGGTGCGGCGACCGGTGCGGGAGCAGCGTCCGCAGCCGGTTGTTCTTCTCCGGAAGGCGGGGTCGCCGCTTCCGTCGCTGTCTGCGAAGCATCATCACCCGTCGCCGCCGCAGCGTCGGATGCCAAACTGGGCTCAAGCGGAGTTTGGCTATCAGCGCCGCCCTCCTCGCCCGTTCCGGTCATGAATTTCGCCAGGGTATCCTGCATGTCGACCAGGTCTGCAGGCTCGATCACCCGAAAGCGCTCGCCATCGCCAAGCTCGCAGATCAGCTCGGACTCGTTCACGAGAAGACCCAAGGTCACGAGCGTCAGATTGCAGAGCAGCAGAATGATGGGCTCATGCCCGAAGGCCATCCCGGCGCGGCGGAAGCTGCGGCTGCGCGCGGTGACGCGCAGCTGCAGAATATCCTCGCCCGACATCATGCCAGCCACGGCGCGACCATCAGCTCGGCCGTGCCCTTCCATTCGTTGGTTTCGCCGCCAGCAGCATATTCGCTGTTGAGCAGCTTACGGGCCGCGCTCTCGTTCGATGGCGCGACGACGAGCAGGTTGGGCATGATGCCCAGCGGGCGGCCATAGTCGCCCTTGAAGTTCTGCATCGCGGCGCGCGCAGCGGCATAGTTGGCGGCGCTGAGGGTGTCCTTCGAGCCATAGGCGAACTGCCAGAAGCCGAAACCGACATTCATCCGCGCGTCGGCCCCGTAGAGGAACTCCTTGCGGCTGAAGACATTGTCGTCCGTCGGCTCGTCCTTGCTGACGAACTGGAAGTCCTTGCGAACCTGCAGCAGGATCGGCTTGAGCGCGCGGCTGGTGTCGATCAGGAACCAGGGTGAGCCTGCGCCGCCGCCCGAGTTCGACACCGAGACGGGAACACCATCAGCATCGAGCACCGGGTGATCGGTGTCGAAGAAGAACTGGCCGTCATAGCACTTGGTGTTGAAGCCGGCCTTCAGCAGGTCGAACACCAGGCGGCACTTGTGCGCGCCGGTCGACAGGCCCATCTCGCGGAACAGCGGGCCATAGATGCCGATATTGTCGTCCTCGATATCGTTGCGATCGACGCCGATCGTCAGCTCGAAATCGCGGTTCTTGATCGTGTAGTCGTGCTGGCTGATGTTCTGCACGACGCGATCGCCAAACCATTCGCGAACATTGGGCACCTTGCCCAGCCAGCCGTATTCCTCGCGGCCATTGGTCGAGGGCACGAGGGTCGAGACCATCTCGTGCTGCACCGGAGCCTGCGCTAGGCCCTCCTGGTAGTTGCCCTTATAGCCGACGCCGAGCGTGGCGAGGTTGCCCTTGTTGATAAGCATGTGAGGTGAGCCTTTCTGTTACGCGAAGCGAACCCAGACGCCCTGGGCGTCCACGTCCACGACCTTGCCTGCGATTGAGCGGGTGTTGGTGCCGCTCGTCTTGGCCACCGTCTGATCGTCGACGATGTAGCAATCGTCGCCGATCTCGGCCCGAGTGATGGCATCGGTCGAGCCGCTGTTGGCGAACCGGAACACACCCTTGAAGACGCGGACCTTCAGGTCTCCGTTCGAGCCGCCCGTGTTGTCGACGGCTTCCTGGGCAACGCCGTCGGCCACCAGCGTGGTGGCGGTCGAACCGGGGACAGCCCAGCCGGTTGCCGAGAGGCATACGATTCCACCCGCAAAGATCACGGCATTGGCGGCGACATCACGCGAGAACACGTCGGCCTGGGCAAGGCGCGGCGTGGCGCGGTCCTGGGTAAGCGCGGTCATCAGTTCTTCCCTTCGTCACGGGCCTTGAGGAACTGATCCTCGGTCAGGCCCAGCTGGCTGGCGATTGCGGATTCCTCGGCGGTCAGCTTGCTTTTGTCCGCGTCGGTCTTGGTGTTGAGCATGTCGCCGGCCGCGAACGGCACAGCGGCGTCGAGGAAAGAGTGAAAGCTGGCCAAGTCCTTCTTCGCCAGGTCGAGGGCCCAGTCGCGCTGGACCGGGGGGACCTTGCCATCAGCAACGGCCTGGTCGACGGCGGCGATCGCTGCAGCCTCGGCTCCTTCGCGAACCGTCTTGGCCAGCGCATCATAGCTAGCGCGCGGCACGAACTGGGCGGGGTCGATTGCGGCGGTCTTCTCCGCCAGGGCGGCGGCGATGGCAGCACCATCGGCATCGGCGGCAAGCCCGACAGCGACGCGGACCTCGCCAAGCGTCGTGTCGATCGCCGCCAGCTGGGCCGACTGCGCGGTGGACTTTTCCATCATGTCCTTGATGGCGGCGAGGACTTCCTCCTCGCTGGCGTCGTCGGCAAGGCCGAGCGCCGAGGCAATAGCTTTCATGGACTTGGTGTCTCCTTCGTCATCATCCGCCTCGTCTGTATCCATGTCCGCAGACGCGATGGCGGCCAGGTCGAGGTTGGGGGAATTGGTGAGGCCCGCGTTGACCAGGCGCGTGATGCGGCCGTCCTTCTGCGCGAACCGGAAATGCGGGGAGATGTAGCGATACTCGCCCGCCTGCAGCGCCTGATGCGCGGCGGCGGTCCATTCGACCTGACCATGGATACCATCGGCCTCGACGGTCAGCGCCTTGATCCAGCCCGCCGCCCTGGCCGTGCCGCCCTTGGGCACGGCCAGCACGCTCTGGTGGTCATAGTCGATGAAGAGCTCGGTGCCGTTCTGGACCGCGAGCGTTGTGTCGATCACCGCCTGGGCGTGCGCTGCATCGGCCAGGCGATACGGGCCGCGACCGTCGCGGCCATAGATCGGGTCGCCAAAGGGAAGCAGCTGCACCTTGGTGCGGACCTTGCCCTCGGCATCGAGCGCGGCCTGCGACGTGGCGATCGCCACGGCCGTGCCAGCATCGGGGGAGGTTTTGTGCTTCGTCATGGTGACAAAGCGATAAGCCAAGGCCGATGCTCAGATAGGGCTGTGGTCCTGCAGCACCTTTTGTCGGCTCCTTCAGCCTGGCTTAACCGGCTTCGGGACTGCTGGCAATTGCCGCTTCAGCGCTGCCAGACGATCTTGCCGCCGCCTGCCGATCGCAAGGGGGTCGTCCGCCAACCAGCGCGACCGATATCGAACGCGACGGTGCCGGCGAGATAGCGCCGCATCAGCATCATCCGGCCGGTCTTGTCGCGCACCCAGACCAGGCGGATCGTGTCCGGCCTTGCCAGGGCAGCCAGGCCGAGCTCGTAGCGCCGCAGCTGCGACCGGTTGGGGAGCTGCAGATCGCCGCGCGGGCTTCGGAACAGGCCCGCGCCGATCGCGAACGGCCAGCCGGTTGCGTCGCGCCAGATCTTCCCGCGCTGGATCTCGCCGGCTTCCAATTCGAAGGGCCGCAAGAGCCGCTTCAGCACCTTCTCGGCGTCCGCTGAAAGGTCGGCCGCAGCCGTCGCATCACCCTCGCCAGGCTGGCCGGGCATCGGCTTGGGGCTGAGCGGATCGAGATAGGCCTTGCCGACATTGAACGAGAAGCCGGGATCGATGCCGCGTTCGGTCCGCGTGATCTCACCGGTGCGGCGGTTGACATAGTCCTTCTGGGGGAAGCGCACCGGCTGATCGGTCACCTTCTCGCCGCGCCGGTCGAGCATGCGCTGGTTGGCCGGGCGCGCGGTGCAGCGGCAATTCCATCCGCAAGGCGGGTAATGCGTATCCCACCAAGGATCATCGACCGGCAGGATCGTCTTGTGCCAGGCCCCGTGCTCGGGCCGCTCGCGCCCGTCCTTGACCGATTCGTAGATCAGGAACGGGAAGACCCGCTTCTGGCGCTGGATGCGCTCCCATCGCCCGGCCGCATAGGCGCTGCGCAGATTGGTGTCGAAGATGGTGCGCAGCCTGGCCGGGCTGCCGAGCTGGACGACGCGCTGCTCGCCGGTCAGCGGATCGGTTTCCAGGCTGCGGCCCCACCAGCCACGCGCCATCAGCAGCGGGGTGAGCTGCTCGCGGAAAGTGGCAAGCGTCGTGCCATTGACCAGCGCGTCATCGACCGCTTGGCGAATGTCCTCGAGCAGATCGCGCGACATGGCCTTGGCCACGGTGAACGCCTTGGCATGCTCTTCCTGCCAGACATCGCGCCAGTCGAAGCCGAAAGCGATACCCTTGGCGCGGAAGAACGCGATCGCCTCTTCGGGCAGCAGCAGCGGCGGCGTCTCCTCGAGCATGTCAGGCCCCGATCAGCGGGCGACCGGCATCGTCGGCCAGGGCGGCGACCGTGTTGGCTGCCAGGACGCGGGTCAGTGCCCAGCTCTGGCGGCGATACCGCACGAAACCCGGCTCGAACCTGCTGCCCTGCCGGGCGCGATAGCCTGCGATGACACCGATCGAGACGTGATGCCCGGCAATGCCGAGGCACGCATCGATCGTCGCCTTGGCATCCTCGCTATACCAGGCACGGCGGACAAGCCCTCCGCCGATATCGAGCGCATGCAGAACCGTCACCCGCGCCGATAGGAGGTCCGCCGGCAGCATAAGCGCATCAAGCCGGACGCGGTCGGCTTGCCCGAGCTGTTCGCCCGGCTGGACCAGAAGGCCGCGCGGCGTGCCATCCGGCAGATGGTCGAACCGGGGAACGCCGGGACCCGCCGTAGTGACGGCACCTGCCGCATTCCGATAAGCCGCCGCCGTCGGCCGCGTGAACGCGAACGCGATATCAAAGTCGCCCTGGTCGAGATCGCCGTCAGCCATCGGCCGCTTCGCCACCTTCGCCGCGCGCCTCGATGTCGCCCAGCAGGCGCGAGCCGAAACCCGCACGCGCCAGCACCGATTGCATGGCGCTGACGTCCATCGCCTGGAGCGCATTGATCAGCCCGTCGCGAACATCCTCCAGGCTCTCGGCGCTTTCGAGCAGCGCGTCGATCGGTCCGCGCATCGGATCGACAAGCGCCTGCCAGTCGTCCAGCGCCTCGTCGATCGCGCGATCGATGCCGTCCGGCTGTCGTTCCGACTGCGCAGCCGCGACCGCCCCTTGATCCTGATTGCCCCCTGTGGGCGATTTAAAGGGCTCTAAGGGGGCGCTCGCCGGATTTTTCCGTATGTCGGGGGCTGCCGCGTCTCCTGGGGCTTCTCCGGGCGAATTTGAGGGGGTCGAAACCTGCAGGGGTTCTTCGCCCTCTTCCGGTGCCGGAAGACCAGCCCGCTCGCGCATCTGGGTGCCTCCGATCTTGACGCCCATCGCCGCCAGTTCCTTGGCATTGGCGATATCAATAGCTGCGTCGATCTCATCCGGCCTGCCGATGCGGATGCGCGGATAGGTTGTGCGCACGCCCCGGTTGAGCATGATCATCGGCACGACAATGTCGCGGTTGATCGTCGCGCTAACCAGCTTTGCGTCCGCGTCCATGATGTCGCCGCGCACATCGTTGTGCACGTTCGCCTGGCCGGAACCAAGGCCGCCCGCCTGCGCATCGGTGGTGTTGGTCTGGCCCAGCACCGCCTTGCTGAACTGCAGGTCCCAGAACTCGGCCTTGCTGCGCCACAGATCGTTGGGCGCGGTGCCCGCCTTTCGGTCGATGAACTCGACTTTCATCGTCTCGGGGATGGTGCCCCAAGCGTCAGCCCCCAGCTGGGTCAACGCGTTGGCCAGGATGCGCTTGTTCGCCTCGGTCTCGTTCGGGCCGTATTTGCCCAGGCGCAGCGGGTGGCCATAGCCCTCCAGGAAGATGACCCAGTCCTTGATCGCATAATTCTTGAACAGATAGCCCCAGGCGAGCGCGCGCATCAGCCCGCCCCGGATCGGCAGGCCGCTCTTGGCCTTGTGCTCATGCACGACGAACTTGGCGGCGGGCAGCCGCTTCGTGCCCTCGTTGGTGCGCAGGCGCAGATCCTCGCCCGTCGTCCGGTCATATTCGAAATGCCGGGGATCGCGCCACTTGATCCGATCCGGCGTCCAGAGCTGCGCCGTCGTCTTCCAGATGATCTCGCAGGCCGAGCGGCCCTTGCCGATCGCGTCGAGGATGTCGAACAGCGCCAGCTCCAGCGCGCCGGTGTCCAGCCAGTCGCGCACCAGATCGGCGTCGGCCTGTTCCTCGGGGCTGTCGCCAGCCGCATCGACCTCGATCGGAAGCGCGCAGACCGCGCGCTTGCGCGTGCCCAGGATCGAGAGGATGTGCAGGTCCTTTTCCTCGATCTCCTCGGCCAGCTCGAAATAGGCGATCTCGTCGCCACCCTCGGCCGCGCGTAATATCTGGCCCAGCTTGCGCGGGTCCATGCCCTGGGCCGGATGGCCCGACTGGATCGAGCGCACCGAGCCGACGGATGGCGCGGCTATCTCGCGGCGCAGCGTGTCCATTATCATCGGCCGGCCATCGGCCCAGACCAGCGGGGGAGGTTTGGTTGCCATCTGCTGTTCCTTCACCAGGCACCGCGCGCGGGCATGCGGGTGCCGCGCGGGTCGCGCCTGTTGTCATTCTGGGGAGCGCGGCTGGGCATGCCTTGCCGGCTGTCGCTGGAGCTCCCGAAATACTCGTAAAGCGCACCGCCGAGCTGATAGGCGCGCCACGCCAGGGCATAGGCCCAGAAGCGGTCGGCATGGACGTCGCCATCGTTGACGATCCGGACGCTGCCCGATTCCTCGCTGCCCATCTTCTTGAGCGCCATCAGGTCGGCGCGCGTGATCGCGTCGGACCGTATGCGGACCTTGCGCTGCTCGAAAGCCTTCTTGAGCCCGATCGCCAGGTCATAGCGGTTGGGGCCGGTCAGCAGCTCGCCATAGACCCGGGTTGCCCCGTGCTTGATGATCAGATCCTCGACGACCTTCTCGCCCATGCCGGTCTGGTCGACGCGGGCCTGCACGACGCGGCGGCGCAGGAACAGCCCGTCGAAGAACGCGTCCTGGTGCGCGAAGGTCTGGCCGCTTTCCTCGTAAGTGTCGCGCTGCCAGAGCACGTCGCCGATCAGCTCCATGCAATATTGCACCTGGCCGTCGCGGCGGCGGGCCACGTCGCGGCCGACATAGCACAGCCCGCCGGCATAATGATCGGGCAGGCCGCATTCGGGATGCTCGGCCGCGATGATGTCCTCCAGCGCGATCAGGCAGCCCGAACCGGTCTTGGGAACGCAGTCGAGCTCTTCCTCCGCGTCCTCGCCATAGGCGGCTCGGATCTCCGCTTCCCATTGCTCCTTGCCCGGCAGCTCGGTGCCCTTGGTCCGCGCGACCAGGGCAACGCGCTCGTAGAGCCCGGCCTCCATCGCATCGGCGAAGGTGATCTTCATCGTCTGCCCGGCGCGCTTGCCCGCTCGTATCTCGTCGAGCAGCACGTTGAACGGGTTGGCGACGCCGTCATGGGTCGAGATGACCACGACCTGGCCGCCCCAGATCAGCAGCGCCATGGCCGACTTGATGACCTCGTTGACGTTCTTGTGGAACGCGGCCTCGTCGATGATGACGATGCCCTGCTTTCCTCGCAGCGCACGCGGCACGCTGGGCAGCGCGGTTACCCGGAAGCCGCTGGCAAAGCGGATGCTGAAGGCCTTGACCCCATGCTCGCGGCCGTTCTCGTCGGTATAGAGGACCTCTTCTTCGACCAGCTCGCCCGCGACCAGGCCAAAGGCCCGCGCCCACATGGCGCAGACCTCGATAAACTCCAGGGTCATGTCCTTGTCATAACCCATATACCAGACGTTCTGCCCACCGGCATCGACGGCGCTTGCTGCCTTCAAGGCGGCAAAGGCAGCAACGCCCCAGGTCAGTCCGATGCGCCGGCTCTTCTCGATGACCAGCAGCGCGGTGCCGGCGAACAGCTTGTCGACCGTCTTCTGCTGATAGCCGAGCAGTAGGTCGCCCTTGGGCAGCCGCACGATCGCAGCCTCGGCCGCAGCGCGATCGCCCTGGATTTCGCGGCGGCGGATTTCCTCGTCGCGCTTGGCCTGGTCAGCCGGTGACAGCTTCACGAATCGCTCCCCAGAACGGCGTGGCGGATCGCTTCGACGGTGTCCCTGGACAGGCCCTTGGCGCGTGCCGCCGTGGTCGCCTTCTCGGCCGCAGCCTTGGTCGCCTTCTCGGCCGCGCGGCGCTCGGCCTTCTCGACCACGTCCAGGTCCGTCTTGCGCGCCAGCGCCAGGTTGCGCAGCGCCTCGGAGAATTCCTTGGCCTCTTTCGGAGTGAGCTGGATGCCATTGCCGTCTTTCTCGGCAAGCATCAGGCGGAACATGTTCGCGTGCAGCAGCTGGCCGTTCAGGTCGAGCAGCTCGGACTGGCTGGAGTTGCCAGCCTGTTTGGCGAGCGCCTCGGCATACGCCTGGGTTTCGCGCATCTCGCTGCTGATATCGGCAAGGGTCCGCACATGACGGCCGAGAGCGGACCGGCTGATATGGCCCTGGCCCATCTTGATCAGCTGGTCCCTGATCTCGTCGATCGTCCAGCCCTTGTCGATCCGCAGCTCGTTGATGAGCGCGCGGATCTCCGGGTCCAGCCGGTCGATGCTGGACAGCGTATGCTTCAGGGGTTTGGGACGGGCACGCCGCGCCATGTCAAACTGCCGTGCCGGGGCTGGGCTTCTGCACGCCGGGAGCGTGCGACTTGCCCGCCGCAACATCGCCGCCGCGCTCGCTCAGCGTCGCCACCATGACGGTCGATGCGCCCGGCCGCAGGATGGTAATCAGGCGCTGCTCTTCCAGCCAGGTCAGGTGTCCGCGCATCTGATCGCGGGTGCAGACCAGGCCATGCGCCTCGACGCTCTGGTGCAGGATGCTGTCATTGGCGAAATAGCCCGGCGCATCGGCCAGTAGGCGCAGGATGCACAGGCGGATATGCGCCGCATGAAGATCTGCGAAGCTGCCGCTCATTTGCCGTTCACTCCCTTCTCGAGGAAAAAGTCTTCCAGTCGGCGCACGCCCTGGGCGGTGCGGTCGGAAAGCTCGCGGTGCCCGTCGAGCTTGGTCTCGATCCGCGCCAGGTCCGCCTTGGTTGCCATCTGGCCGACGCTGCGCTCGATCGCCTCGAACCTGGTCTCCAGCTCGCGGACCTCGCCCTTGATGGTCATCAGGTCCTTGCTGATCTTGCCTGTGTTCTCGGGGTTGGCCCGGCCATGACGAAACGCCACGACAATGCCGATGATGATGAAGGCCATGATGGCCAGTTCGAAAGGGCTAGTCGGCGGCATGTCGGGAATCCTCGGGTATCTCTGGCTGAGCGAACAGGTCGGGTTGCTCGGGTGGCGGTGGCGGCTGGCCGATCGCACGGCGCAGGCTTGCCATGATCTGGGTGCCGATGAGCTCGATCACGCTGAAGCCTGCGAAGCCGAGGCCGATCGACACGACCAGGGCGAACAGCAGGCCCGGCCTGCTGTCGATCACCCAGACCAGGGCCAGCAGTGCCAGGATTGCCGACACAGCCAGGTTGCGGCCGAGCGACAGCGACGGGTTGCCCTTGGGGCTGAGAGGCCGTGCCAGGAGCACGCCAATTACCGCGACGGCAGACGTGACGATCGGAACTGAGACGCCCAGCACATCGGCGCTGTAAGGCGTGGCCTGGTGAAGGGGTTGCGTCGCTGCTGTGGCAGCGAAGGCCGGTGGCCAGAGCGTCATGAACGCCATTGATGCGGGCTTGATGGTCATGCCAGGCCAAGCTGTTCGACCGCAGCGCGGCCATATTGCTGAAGCTCGAAGATGCCGGGGTGGTTGCCGCCTGCGCCGATATTGGTGGAGCAAAGCGCCTCGGCGGGCATGCCGATCGCACCGAGATTGCGATCATCGGCAATCGCCGTCGTGCTGATGAAGGCCGCGCCCGAGTCCATGGCGGCGGCTTCCAGAGCGTCGCAGGTGTAGCGCCAGTTGCTCACACTTTCGTCTGCGTGAGGCCGGGGACAGCCCATGACGATCGGGATCGCACCCTCTGCCTGAAACTGCCCGACCATGTTGACGATGTTTGCATAGGTCGAGGTGCTGCCGCGTTCGTTCATGCCGAAAGCGATCACGACGGCATCAAGGGATGCAGCCAGCGGCACGGCGATGCGGGCAGGCCACAGGCCGTTATTGTCGCTGTTCGCGCTCGTGGTCCCACCGATGCCGTAATTCAGATAATCGACAACATCAGCGCCCGCGAGCGCATCAAGCGCCGCCTTGATCGACCAGTTCCAGCCAATCTTGGTGTGGACCTGGCCGGACCCGTCGCCGAAATCGAACAGCGGCAACAGCGCGAGCGTGTCGCTGGGATAGGCCGAGAAATAGACCGATCGCCTGTCGCGCCATTCGCCATTCGCCGCATATCGAACCGCCGCATCGCTTGGCGCGCCCGTCTGCAGGGCAGTGATGCTGTCGCCATAGCCGCCCCAGTTGATCGCATCGCCGCGCATCGCCTTGCCGATCACGGGGCGCAACAGGCCACGATTGCGCTCGGCATGGCGCGCCATGTTTGGTTCCTGGCCGATCTTGATCAGCCCACGGAACTGCGCGCAGTTGACCGCCCCGACCGCGCCACTGTCGCGAACCAGCGCGCGGGCTAGCAAGACCTTGCCGGCAGGCGTGGCTGGCAGATACTCGATCGCGTCAAGTTCCTCGTCGCGCTGTTCGGTCGCCTCAGTTGAAATCGCCCCGGTCAGCCGGTCAGCGTAAACCCCGAACGCCCATTCTTTTCCAGCAGCGGCGGCGGTGAATGTCACAGTGTCGCTGACAGCCACCTCATTGCCGTTGGCAAACAGCTTACCCGAGACGGTCAGATTGTTGCCGACCAGCGCGACATCAACGCTGGCACTGCGGAACGGGTCAGCCTTGACCGCTCCGGCACCGGTATCGAACAGCTCCGTCGTCACCGCAAAGGCCGGGCGGATGGCGATGATGGGGATGGCTTCCCAAAAACCGGCGGCTTGTCCCTCAAAGCGATACCAGCCATACTGATATTGCTGGGTCGCGCCGCTGACCGGGCCGTGCGACAGATTGTTATACTGCGGCACATCCGAATTGTTGACGGCGACCACATCGAAAATCAGCAACGTGCCATCCGGCGCCGTCTGGCCGCCGAGCGGGATCGTCGCGACACCGCCGACGCCGGAAACCAGACCAACCTCGGCAAGCGTGAATTCGCGCGTGTCAATAACCGTGTCGCCAGCATTGCCCGGCTGGCTGTTCAGCCAGGCATCGGTGCTCAACCTGCTGGAACGCTTGACTATGATCTTGGTCGCCGCGCTGCTGGTGAACGTGAAGGGAACCAGCAGGGTGGCAAGAGGCGTGTCCGCGGGCACATCTTCGCCGCCCATCACTGCGACAGCAAGGTTTGTGCTGTTGCCGGTGCTGTAATTCCCTGCTGCCGGGCGATCGACTGCGGTCGCGATGATGGTGTCGAAGCTCGCGTTCACCTTGGCGTTCGTCGCGATCGTATCTGCTAAAAGGGCAGCGGCGATGGCTGCACTTTCACCTGCGGCCTCTTCAGAAGCCGATGCCTGATCAACCAGCGCCTGGACTTCGGCACTGGCGTCGGCAGACAGCTTCTCGAACTGTAACCAGTTGCCAGTGCCGGGCGCGCCGACCTTACGCCACCATCCATTCTTGGCCGGGTTGGGGTCTGCAAATACCAGGCCGATGCTGTTGGCGGGATAGTCGAGCAGCGCCTGCAGGTCTGCCTCTTCCTCGGTCGTCTCGTCGGTCGAGATCAGCCTGCCAAGCAATTGCCGGATTTGAAGCTTTTGCATCGGCCCGCCAGGCTCCTGCACGGCGGTCAGCGCATTCGGGCTGACCGCCGTGGCTGCCGGCAGCTGCTCAAAGGATCGCGTCTCAAGGTCGCTCATCTGGGGCACTGGTCCTTCGCGTCGTGAATGCGGCCTTCCACCAGGCCGAGGTAGATCAGGGTGTCGGACAGCCAGGCCATGCCCGGCTCATTCCCGTTGATGACGGCATCGGCCGAAGGCTGCGGCTTCATGGGCAGCGCCGCCGTGATCTCGGGCGGGCAAACCGTTCGAACGATCGTGCGCGTCTCGATCAGCGGGTCGGGCTCGATTGATGGGCGGTCAGTCGGCGAGGTCGCGCAGGCATGAAGCATCGCAGCGGATAAGGCTGCCAGCATCACGCGGCGCACGGGCGATCGTCTGGGCATGGGCTTGGGCTTTCTGGTTGGCCGTGGCGGCGCGGGTTTCGGCGCGCAGCACAGCAAGGTCCTGCGCATCGATCAGCGCGGCGATGGTTTCGTTGGCCTGGGCGAGCTCGCCCTGGGCCAGCTCGCGGGCAAGAAACTCGCGCTTGACCTCGGCCGAGCAGACCAGCCGGATCGCGGCGCGACTTTTGATCAGGTCGGGCGCGCCGAGCGCATGGTCGCAGGCCTCGGCGCGGCGCTGCGCCTCGATTGCTTGGCGCACCTTGGGCAAGCAGGCGTCGATCGGCTTGTCGGCCGCGCTGGCGGCCTTGTCGCAGGCAACAGCAGCGTCGGCCTTGGCCTTCTGGTGGAAGCGGTCGGCAGCGAGACCGAAGAGCGCGCCGATCGCAATCGCCAGGCCAGCCAGGCCCAGGAATCGCCAGATGGGAAAGCCGCCCATCATGCAGCACCTCGCGCGAACTTGGCATGCGCGGCAGCGATCTTCTCGTCGTAGCGGTTGTCTGCGAAGCCGCTGCCGTTGTAACCGCGCGCAAAGGGCTGGCAGTCGAGCGCCCGATTGCTGATCTGGCGCAGGGCCGGGACGAGCTTCTTGTTCATGATTAAGGTCACGAACGCATCACCGCCATCGATCGGGTCACGCCCGCCGCCTCATAGCGCTCGATCCGCTGCACCGCGTCCAGGCGGCGCTCGGCCTCGGCCCTGGTCTTGGCGTTCTGCGCCTCATACCAGCTCCACAGCTGCGATGCCGCGATGCCCGATGCGTCGTCGGGCGAGGCGTGGACCTGCCCGTCGATCGAGATGCCGCGCCGGACCAGCTCGGCCCGCGCGATCGCCGGCAGGATGCGGATCGAATATTCGAGACCGCCGCCCCGGCCAGCGCGCGGGCGCGCCAGCGGAGCGCCCCGGCTGTCCACCGCCAGCGCCCAGCGCTCGTCTGCGGCGCGCTCGTTCACCTTGCGCTTGATGCGCGGCAGTCCGGGCAGGGCCAGCTCGGCCAGCTCTGCTGCGGTGAACCACGTCTTTGTGCCTGACTGGATCAACGTCCGCCCCTCTTCATCGGTTTTGCTATTGTTGCGAGCATTCGCTGGCGGGCCTTCAGCTCCGCCACCTGCCGGTCGATGTTGCCCATCTCTGTCAGGATCATTTCATCCCCAACCACCAGAGCCGCGCCGATCCGGCGCATCAGCGGATCGATGACATCAATGCGCCCCGTCACTGCGATCAGTGCCAAGGCCCGGTGGAAGGGAATGTTATGGTTGCCACGCGCCTCGGACGCATAAGCATCGAGCATCAGTGCCGAGACTTCCTCGTCCAGTAAGGCTGACATCGCGCCTGCAATCTCTTGCCGCGAGCGCGGATCGCCCTTCAAGACCATACTGACGCCAGCCGCTGTCATGGCACCGAGACCAGCCAGATCGGCGGGCTTGGTTGCAGGCTTAGGAACTTCAAAACTGAAGCCCAGCTGGCTGCTGTCAAAGGAAGGGCGGCGCTTGCGGGTCACGGGCGCGCAGGCTCCTGCGGTGCCCAACGGGAGCATGCCGGTGCGTTGACCTTGATGTCGGTGCCGGGTCCCTTGGTCCAACGGATCAGGGCGCATTTCGGGAAGGTTTTCGCCCCGCCTTGGACGCGGCGAATGTGGCGGCAGGTCTTGCACTTTTCGCCAGCAGGACCGGTGCCAGGCTGCGCGGCATAACCGCTCTTGCGCTTGCGCTTGCCGCTGACCAGCCGGATGCTCGGCCTTTCGGTGAGCGGCATGTCGAGCGCCAGTTGGATACGGGGATCGATCGGCATCAGCCGTGCTCCCCCATGCCCAGATCGCGCGCGTGCTCGATCACCTGCTCGGCCTGCATCGGCTCGCGCTTGCCGCTGACCCGATAGCGGCGGACCATGGCGCTGCGGTCGGTGCAGTCGACCAGGATGCAGCGCGCCTTCAGGAATCGGATGGCGGCGTCCAGCCGCGCTTGGCGCTCGGCGATCGGATCGGCCCGCAGCGCCGGTGCGGGCTTGCGCGGGTTGCGCGGGGCGGCGATCGGGCGGGCCTGGATGGGTGCGCTCGGTGCAGTCGCCGGGCGCAAATCGAGCTGACCTGCGATCTTGCGGATCATCGCAAGCCGATCGACCTTCAGCTCGGGCGCTGCGGCGTCTCGCTCTGCATCCGGGCGAGCAGGTCGGGTGGCAGCTCCTGGTCGAGCCGATCGAGAAACGACGCGAGGCGCGCGGTCGCTGTCATCAGCTCGTCCTTTTGGTTCGCCCTGATCGGCCCCGGCCTGTCCAACCCGGTCATGCTCGCCGCCAGCGCGACGTTCTTCGGGGTCAGCGGCAGCATGGGCAGGCTCCTCGGCATCTGCAGGAAGGGATGGCGCGGTCGGCTCGGGATCGCGAAGAGCCGACCGCGCCCCGTCGTCACAGCCACGAGGGGGTTCAGACTGTGGGACGGATGGGAAAGATGCGGCCTCGTCGACGATGACGAAGCCCTGGCGTCCGCGGATTGCAGGGACAGTAAATTCCGCCTCGCTGGTCGCGCGATCGAAGCCCGAGAAGACCGGCTTTTCCGGGTAGGAATCGCAGTCGGGCCGCATGCATGCGGGCACGTCAGCGGGGTCGATGCGGCGCGCGGGCAGGCTGCCCTTGACCTGATCGGCGAGCTTGATCCGCTCAAGCGGTAGATAGGCGGCATCGGTGCCCGCGTGGATCATGCCGAGCAGCGCCCGGACGGTATCGGCGGTGATGCCCCTAGCACGGCGGATATTGGGACGGGATTCGCGCATCATCAGTTCCTCATCATCCAGGGGGCGTCGAAGTCTTCGTGAGGGGCGCTGCAGGGCGGCTCGATCGGCGCAGGCGGCGTCGCCTGGGCGATCGCGCGGCGGGTCTGCTGCATGCGCTGCTGGGCCAGCTCGCGGGCGTCGCGGCGCAGCATGGCCTTGGCCTCGCGCAGCGTGATCCCGTGCGCGACGGCCAGCTCGAACGTCCGCCGATGCGCCCGCCACTTGTCGCCCTGCGCGCCCATCACTTGTGCACCTTCAGGGTCTTGGGGCGCGGCTCGATCCAGATCGTTCGGGTTTCACCCGGCTCGGTCTCGGCAAAACGCTCCCAGACCACCCACATGAAATCGACCTTGCCGTGACGGAAGGCGTTCTCGCCCAGCGCCTCGACGACATCGCCCGGCGGCATCGAGGGGCGCTCCGACAGGATCAGGATGAAGCGCGGCGGATGCTCGTTGAACAGCTTGTGCCGCCCCTCGCTCGCCAGCCATTTGACCGGCAGCAGAGCCGCGATCGTGTTGGCCTTCAACGCAATCGCCTTGCGGATGAACTTCTCGGCCAGGCCCTTGACCTTGCGCCCGCCCTGCACCGAATAGGGCGGGTTGAAGACGATCGACTTGTTCTCACGCGCGTCGAGCAGGCTGGCTTGGTTGCCAAGAAAGTCATGCTCGAACAGGAACAACGGGTCGCTGGTGCGCGCCTCGATGTCCGACCCGGCGACCCAGTGGCCGCGAGCGATGAACGGGCGCAGGGTATTGCCCATGCCGCAGCAGGGGTCCCAGATCAGGTCATCGCCAAACCAGTTCTCGTAGCAGCCGCAGAGCGGACCCTGCAGCGTCTCGATCAGCTTCTCGGCGCACCAGGACTCGTCGACATACCAGTCCCACGGATGCCGAGTCGCGGCGCTGGAAAGCTCGCCGCCGCTCATGCCTGCACCTGTCGGATAGCGGCGAGCAGCTTGGCCGATCCGGCGCGAATGCTGGCTTCCTCGACGCGTTGGTCATCGCGACCGCTCAAATCGGAAACGATGCTGTCGACTTTCTTCGGCTTGATGTTCAGGGCAGCAGCAATGTGCGCCTTGGTGAAGCCGTTGTCCCACAGGTCCATGACCCGTGTTTCTTGGGGAGTGCAGCTCATACGCGGAACTCCATCTTCTTCTCGGGATGGGCGCGCTCGATCGCCTTGCGCAGCTCTCGGCTGCCCTTGCGGATGCGATCTTCGAACCCGCTGTTGCTGATGCCGTACCTGCTCACGATCGTGCCGACCGTGAACGGCTTGATGTCGAGCAGCAGCGCGATCTCGCCGTTGCGAAACCCGCGATCATGCAGCTCCATCACCCGCTGTTCGCGCTGGGTCATCATGATGCGCTCTCCCGCTGCAGGCTCTGCTTTGCCGCCTTGATCCAGGCGGGCAGCAGCTTCTCCTCACCCTCTTCATGGGTGACCACGGCGGACACGCCAGCGATGCGCAGATTGAGGCCGACTTCGCCGCCACGAACCGTCGCGCCCAGCGACAGCTGCACTTCGCCCATGGCGCTGATCCACGGCATCGCGCGCACCAGCGCCTCGACATAGCCGAGCGACCAGACCAGCTTCTCGCGTTCGGCGCGGGTCATCGTGCTGCCCCCAGATGCTGCGGCACGATCCAGCGCGACGGTGGCGGGGCCATCACGTCTTCGAAGGTGCCATCGGCTAGGTCGATCGCGTTGCGGGCGGCGTCGAACGCCTCGGCATAAGCCTGTGTATCGCGGGCACGCCACGCGCCGTGGATCGCCCTGCGCGTCCGCTCGGGCACCTGCGCCCAGTGCGCACCGCAGAACAGCTGGCCCTTGGCGACAGGCGCGCGGCAATGAGTGGCGGAGCAGCGCTTCATCGTGCCCTCCGCGCGATCGAGAACTCGAATATCCAACGGCCCCAGGAGATATAGACCGCATAGCCCTCGGCCTCGCCTGCGCTGTCGCAATGAGTGCACTCGGTGATGTAGCCAGATGGCAGCCAGCGCTTCATGACAGCCACCCCGCGTGCCAGGCGATGGTGACATAGGCGACGGTGCCGGGAAGCGCCGCCAGGGTCATCAGGCCCCAGAATTTCAGGCTCTCGCGGAGCGTGGCAGGGCGACCGTCGTTCAT